TTATTGGTGCGGATCGGCGGGCGGGCGGGCAGGTAGCACAGGGTCAGGTCGCACTGCACTACCGGCGCGGTAGGCGGCGGGGTCGGTGGTTTCGGGTCTTGCGTAGAGCACGCCGAGGTCAGCAGGCACAGGGAGGCCCAGATAATCAGCGACAGTTTTGTCATGGCGTTTCAGCTCCTCAAGGGCAGCGCTTTGCTCGCGCTGGTTCTGGTTTACGGTTTGCCCCAAGGCGACCATCCCGGCACGGATAGCTGACAACTCGCCCAACATGCGCTGATTACCCTCCAGTACACGCGCCTGGGTCTCGATCATGGCGTTGGCATTGCCCAGTTCCCGCTCGGCCACATCTGCGCGCTGTCGCTGCAGCTCAATGCGAGGGCTAACGATCCAATAGGCAGCCCCGGCAGCAATGACCAGGGCTGCGGCTGCGGCCAGCACCTGGTATTTGCTCAGCACGCGACCTCCCCGCCGCACCCGGTGTACACGGCCAGCAGTTGCTCTTCTGGCCGCGCCTCGGCGGCGCGCTCATCTGCGTAGATTTCCAACAGCTTGGCCAGCCGGTGCTCGCGCTGGCCGTAGCCGGCGCCCGGTAGGCTGGCCCAGATGGGGGCGGCCAGCTTGATGGCCTCTGTGATCTTGCCCTGCTGGATCAGCGGGTATGCGCCGCATTCCTTCAACAGCTTGATGGCAGCCAGATCCTGCGCCTCGGGAATGAACCGTCCACGGAACCCATAAATGCGGACGATGCCGTCCCAGGTCCGCGACAGGAACTGGTACCGCCCCGCCGCCGTCGAGCGGATACCGTAACGCGGGAGCGGTACCGAGACGCGCGGGTGATCGGCGTAACCGGTGAACAGCGTGCCGCCAACGAGTACGTTGTACCCGTCGTCACTGCCAGGTACCTGAACAGTGCCCTCTGACCAGCCCAGCATGTCGAGGAACGCGCACACGTTTGCCCCGCCTGCTTTTTCAGCGGTGATTACAGTCATGGAGTCTCCAAGCACAAAAAAACCGCCACTAGGGCGGTTGGTGATATGAATAGAATTCTAGAGCTAAATCCTTTGGCAGTGCTCAGCTCCGGATCGAGCAGCAAGCGCACATAAAATAGCTGGGAAAATTCTCCCCTGAGCCAAACTTTAAAAAGATCGGAGTGTTAACCACTACCAGACCCGGTCAGCGTACGCAGCAAACCTTCCACCGCCTCACTGTCCACGATCCGCAGAATGCGGTCAGTCAGTTCAGCCCCCTTCAAAACCAAGTTCAAAGGGTCACGCAGAATAGTCGAGCTATCAATCACTTTGACCCTGTCCGCAGGATCTGCCGCAAGGACTTCTTCAACAAACCTTCCCGCCTCTAATGGAGGCACCCTTCGGGATAACCCCAGAGCATCAAGCGCTTCATGCACGCCCCCAGAGAAAGAACAATCCAAGAAAGCTATACCAGTATTCGATATCGTCGCTTCTCCGACTCTAACGCCAGAAGCGCCCTCTGTCATAATCCCGATTCCACAGCGATCTATAGTAATCTTCCCGATATCTACTGGCATAAACCGGTCATCCTTCAGTAAGTGGTGTCACTTTATTAAAGCACAATAACATCACTCCTCGATAATCCCCTGGAATACACGTCAACTCTCAAATCAAAACCCCCTTCATCGCCATTGCTGTCTTTGCCGAGTAATAAACTTCAGCCAGCTCCGTATCAGAAAGCGCCGCACTGTAAAACCCCCCTATGGCTAACTCGGGGTCGCCAGACCCTGAGCCGTCAACCGGGAGAATGCGGACGGGCAGAGCGTTCAGGAAAGTTTTCGAGCTGGCTAGCGTCGAGTAACCGGCAGCGCCGACCCACCCGGCAGCGGGGCGCACAATTCCGGCCTAGATTGTGGCAGCATCCCAGCGACCATGAACAAAAGCCCACTGCCCTTTTACGGCAGGGTCAAATATATGCTGCGCTTGCACCGACCCCGCCCCGTCAACCTTAAACGCTGAAATGTTGTCTCCGCCGGGAGAGAGGTGCAAGGCCGCGTATGGGTTAGCGGTACCAGAGTTAAAAAGCGGGATGATGGTACTGCCGGTCGGAACCTTTACAACTCCGCACCACGTCATTGCCCCGTTTCCAGCTGCGCACTCGGATGCGGTGAAAGGTGTTTGCGCGTAGTCAGCTGCCACCGCTCCGACGCCCAGCGCGCTAACCGCCGCCGAGCCAAGGTAAAGGTCGCCCCTTTGCCCGCTGTAGTCCTGCCCCGCATTAGAAAGGCCATTCCACCCGCTACCGGGTAGGTAAGTAGCGAACAGCTTGCCGCCGTGACTCGGCAGTGGGCTTGCAACGCTGGCCAAACCGTTACCGCTATAATCTGCATCAGGGATAATTTGGATCATGTTAAACCTCTGTTTTCAGGTTGAGTGAGGGCAGGCGGTAGCGCACCACGGCGCTGACTGCCGTGCCGGTATCGCCTATCAGTTGCAGCTGCAAAACAGCGGAAGAAGCGGTTCCGGCAGGGACAGGGCGGGGAGGCGTGACCGCGACCCCTGACAGCGCAACATCGGGAAGATGCTTGTTTATGTCTGTCGGCAGGAATGCTTGAACGCCGGCGGCGCAATGTGGAGTGGACGTGTCAACCATGGTCAGTACGGGGCGCAGCATGTTAGCGATCAAGCCAGAATGGCCTGCATCAATCTCGGTTTCACAAACACCCATGAACTCAGCCCCCGCAAGCATAGGTGCGACGGTTGTAGCTGCTGCACTTAGCGTCAACCATTGCGGCGCAGCCGCTGCCCCTGTAATAGCCACCTGCAGCCACGGCGCGCCACCGTCATCGGCGGGGACGCTTGTGAATGTGGCAGTCAGGCCGCCCGCGATGTTCGCTTCCCAGCCATCTGGGAGAGTCCCGGCGTGGCTGCCACCCCCAATAAACGTGCCGCCCGCGCCCCAGAACATCGTTTTATTTCCCAACAGTGAACCGCCGGGATTCTCTACGCTGTAAATATCTGCCGCATGCGATGTGACGCGAGAAAGCGGCGGCAGCCGCTGCTCGATAATTGGCAGCAACGCCTTCGCCATCAGGTACGCGCCAAAAGCGCTCTCGTGCTTCGCGTCCTTCATTACCCCTACGCGACCATTGATTGCGGTAGTAGTGGTATCGACCATTTGCGGGAACGGATCGGCAACCGCTACGCGGGGGTGCTTGAAAGGCTGAGCAAGCTGCCAGCGACGTACAGCAAGGTGGTTGAGTGTTGCCGACGCTTGCAAGCCATAGTCAGGCTCACCTGGGTTTGCTACTTGCCATTCAGGGTTGCCGCAGGGAATTTCAGCGACCCAAATCAGGTCGATACCCGCGCCCAGAATTGCCGACTGATAAGCCTCAAGGTTCGCGATAGTTAGGGCAGCCGTACTGCCAGCTGATCCAGAAATACTGCCACGGTCATTGAGCGAGAAAAGAGCTATCAGCTTAGTGCAGCCGAACGCCTTGCACGTTGCGATAGTGCTGTTTACACGCGCGAGAATCTGTGTCGATGTCTGACCCCCGATTCCAAAATTAAGCTCGTCTCGGACATCAAAACGGCCGCCGCTCAGGAACGACAGCCAGTATGGGATACCCATAGTGTTTGTGCGGTAAGTGTCGACCCCCTGGTCGATGCGGCTGTCGCCATCGAATGCGATTAGTGGCGCCGCACCCAGGCGCTCGTTTAGCTCCCGGCTGAGCCAAGGGTTGCGGATTGGGAAACCATCCTCTGCGCGCCCGGTGCTGATGGGGGACAGGCCCAGCCGGTCTGCGACGCCCCATGTCGTATCGGGGTTGGTATCGCGCACGTTGAAGTACGGCATGCCGCCAGAAACGAATACCCCATGCACGTCTACTTTGTGCCCGACATTGAATCCCGCATCAACCGTTAAAGACTGATCGCCAAAGCGCCCTCCACCTGGCAGCTGGCGGGCTGTTACGGCGTCGGAGGCTTCGGCAATCAGGGTAGTGCCGTCCGTTTTATCTGATACAGCCTGTACTTTCCCTGAGCTTGGGTATCGCCCTACTTCTGTCGCCAGAGGGCCAGAATCGTGACGGTAGCGGATGTATTCCAATCCATCAGCCGAAAGCACCTGAAACTGCTCGCCCTCAACGGTAGCCGCTAGGCCTTCAGCGGTGCTGACATACAACTCGGCATTCACAAACGCCGCATCTCGCGCCGCCTCGGCCTGCGCTACCGCCCCATCTACCGCATCCACCACACCTGCCACCGCAGCAGCGGCAATGTCCTCTGCATTACTCTCCACATCGGCGGCGGCACTCTCTGCGCGCTCTGCGGCCTGAATCGCCAGAGTTGCATCACCTGCTGCACTCGACATGCCCGCGAATGTCAGCCGGGTTTGGCCAAGCCGGTCTTGGAACGTGGCCTCCGTGGATGTAAGGGCGCGGTCCAGATCGGCGGCATTGTCAATCAAGTCCCGTGGATCTTCAGAACCAACCGGGTTGCCAGTGTTGTAGGGCATTTGCTTTTCTCCATGCGCGCGCAATCACACAGCGCCGGGCGCCGTGCTTTTTTGAGGCGTTAAGGGTTATGCCGGGGCGTAGTTGTCGTCGTCGGCGTAGTAGTCAGGGTTGTACTGCTCGGCTTCAAAGCTGGTCGTGCCGTCGCTGCCGGGCTTGATCATGGACATCATGGCCGGGTACCCCACGCGCTCGGACGGGCCGAACAGCAGGCGGGCCTGCTCGATGTGCGGGTCATCGGTCAGCAGCTCGAAATCAATCACTGCCGCTGGCACTGCCAGGTGATATTCGGTCAGGCCGCGCAACGGGGTGAACAGCGCTGTGGCTGTGCCGTCGTGCCGGCGGATGACCGCTCTGGGCTCATTCACCTCCCAATCCAGCGGCTCGCCTACCTCCAGCCAGACAACACCTTCATCGTCATCACGCTCTGCATCGACGATCAGCGCCGAGATGGTGGTGTGCGGCAGATCGTCGGCCAGCAACACATGGTCCAGGTACTCATGCACCTGGGCGTCCAGCTCGGTATCACCGGCATAGTGCCACCGCTGACCTTGGTGCTTGCGCAGCATGCGCATACCGATGCGCCAGGCGCGATCCGGATCGGTGACGCCATCCAGGGTGACCTTGTCCACCTTGGTGGCCGTAAGCCCCGGCAGGCGGCACTCGATGGTCTCCTCGGTAAACGTGGTGCCATTGCGGTACGTGACATCCACCCCGCTGAAGTCGTCCGGGCTGGGGCTTTGGAACGTGCTGACCAGCTCGCTTGTCAGCTCATGCGGAGTGATTAACCCACGCACCGGCTGCACACCTTCTCGCATGGCGCTGATCAAACTGCCGCTGTACGTCTGGTGGCCCATACCGGCGGCGCAGATCTGCTGCAGCGCCTCACGGGCAGATACCTGCTTTTCATGGGCAAAGTCGTACTGCTCACCGCGCGGCTGCCAGCTCGCCGCCTCCAGGGCATCCAGCTGGGCGACATCCACCCGGCTGCGCGGTATGCCCAGACTGTCAGTGACGCGCAGGAACGCGCCCTTGATAGACCGCGGCTGGCCGTCGTCATAGATCCGGGTTGCCACCAGGCTGACCATGCGGTTGGACTGCGCCGCCATTCGCGCTCCGCCCAAGCTACTCACCGTCATCAGCGTGACATCGGCGTAGCTGGTGGGCGACGCCAGACGAGACCGAGCACCGAAGACGTAGATCTCATCGCGCACCCGATTGCCGCCCTTGCGCTCAACTCGGCGCCACCGGCCCATTGGTTGCGTCCCAGCAGGTACAGCCAGCCCATGGGTGAACCCGATAGCGTCCTCGGTCGACTCGTAATAAGTGTGCTCGACCTGCTGCCACTCTGATCCTGGGTCCAGGGCGTCGCGCCACTCAAACACCACAGAGCGCTGCGCCGCTCTGCGAGACCCGCTGCTCTTATAGCGGGCCAGCCCCTGCGGGAAGTAAATGTCGTACTCGATGTAGTCCGTGGTTTCGGCTGCATCGCACAACAGGTACGGCCCGATCCAGTTGTAATCGCCTACCTCATCTGACTGCAGGGTGTAATCCAGCAGCGTGCGGCCGACAAAACCGGGCCAATCTGCATCAACCACCGCCGTATCAGTCAGCCGGTCCAGGGTTATGTTGAGGTCCGTGATATCGGTGATCTGGTACTGATTGCGGCGATACCCCAGCGAAAGCCGCTGCGGCCCCTCACCGAGGCCACTGAACGGCTCACCGTCATCAAACTCCAGCGTGATAAACGCGGCCTGCTCCGGCGTGCCGCCGGTGGAGGCGGTGCCCACGGTGTAGACGGGCGACGCGCCGAACACGGCAATAGGTGCGCCTGACTGGCTGATTGGCCCGCCCTGGTACGGGCTGCTGGGCTCAACAATCCGAATGCGGCCGCTCATGTCCTGCGCTACCAGCCCCATGCCAGCCAGCTGGGCGGTGATCTCCGCAACCAGCCCGCTCATGTTGCTGTAGTCCGCAGCCAGGCTCAGGGTCCGCGTTTCGCCCTGATACGTGATACCCCATGCCGCAGCGGTGCCGCTAAAATCGTAAGTGCTGGGCGCTGCACTGGCCTCAACCGTGGACGGGTCACCGCCCACGCCGGCTACCGGCGGCACATAGGGCGAGTAACTGGCCACAACCAGGTCATAGTCCAGATCCGCGCTAAGCGATACCAACATGCCAACAAACGGGTCCAATCCGGTCATGTCCCCGGCGATGCGGTCATAGCCGGCTACCGGTGTAACGCGGTAGTTGTCCGGGGCCAGCAGCGTGACGATGGTGCCGACACTCCAGCTCTCCGGAATCGCCGCATCAGCGCCCGCCAGTGTGACGATGTTGCCGGCCAGCACAATGGCGTCGGCAATCACGCCGGTGCTGGTGGGTGCGGTGGATGCCAGGTCAAGCCCTTGGGTGCCGGCGTCAGTCGCGCCCACTTCGCTGCAGGGGTACCAGATGACAGCGCGCGGGTCACCCGCCACGCTTTCGCCCGGCTCGTAAAACTGATAGTCAAAGTCCGGGCCGAACAAGCCCACGGGGGTATCACCCACGCGGATCAGGCTGGCCGGCTTCAAGTAGCTGCCCACGCCCACGCACAGGCACATGCTGGTTTGCAGCGAGCGCTTGTCAACAAACCGCTGGATGGGCGGCATGATGTAGTCAGGGTAGATGCGGTCTCGCCCCAGCAGCTCGCGCACCGGGTCACCAAGGCGCACACGGTTGCCGCGCGCACCGCGCAGGGGGATTTCCTCACCCTGCCCCCGGCCTGCGCCAGGCTCAGGAACATTCATGGCCATGTACAACGCAGCCACGGCCACCACAGCCACAACCACCAAAATGGTCGTTACCGGATCACCAGGCTTGGGGTACAGGTCCAGCTGGCTGGCGGGCGTGACCGGCGTGGTCGGCCATTCAGATTCCGGCACCGGCACACCGTCCAGGTGCACGCTGATGCGGTGGAACTTGTCCATGGCAAAGTCAGGCGCAACGCGCTTGAAGCTCTGCGCAATGGTGTCGCCCTTGATGGGTAGCGTTAGCACGGGCGCCGAGTCATGCAGGTGCGACGGATAGAGCTTAATCATAAAATTCGACTCGATTGAATGCGCGCACAAACCGCGACAAAGGCAAGCACTTGACGCCGCTGCGCGAGCGGATATCAAGCACCTCCAGCATCCCGGCCACCTCAACGATGACGCCGCAGTGGCTTACGCATCTGCCCTCATAGCAAACGACCATGGCACCGGGGTGCGGCTCACACGGATGCAAGCACGGCAAGAACCCATCAGCCACAGCAGCCATCTCACCAGCTGCTTTCTGAGTGCCCGGCCAGTCTGGCCAGTCGGGCAGGCCCATATCACGCCGCACCTCCAGCACCATGGAGTAACAGTCAACCTGCGGCCACACGCGCCCGCCCTCGACGTAGACGCCGTGGGTGTATTTGCTCAGGTCCATCACATGTATCTCAGACCAGGGAAACGCAGGGTGTCGTAGATAAGGCGCGGCCAAGCGGTAGCCAGCACGTTGTAATAGCCGGCGGTCACCTGGGCCTCTGTTGCTGTCACCTGGCCGCCCTTGACGTTGAAGTCTATTGGCGGCTTGGCTGGGGCCTCCAAGTCGCTGGAAAGGTAAAGGCGATACGTCAGGAGCACCTCACGCCCGCCCTCTTGCGCCTCGCGTACAAACCGCCCAACAGCACCGTCTACGTTGCAGATCGCGAAGGCCAAGTCCTGCACGCCATCACTGCCCTTGCTGGGCAACGTGATATCCATGCCGTAGCCCAAAAAGGTCACCACCTCTCCGGTCTCCAGGCGCAGGTCCATATCCTCAAAACCGATGGTCAGGTAATGGGTGGTAACCCCATCTGATACCGCGATGGTTGGTATCTCGATCTCACTGCCAGAGCTGGCGTAAAACCGATTCAGCAAGTTACTCATGCCTCGGATGCCTCCGGCCAGGTGCGATTCATCGCAACGTCAAACTCTCTCATGTAGCGCATGTAGTCCGGCGCGTAGAGTGCCCAGTTGTTGCGCAGTACCGGGCGCTCGTACAGCTCGACCGGTACCGTGATGACCCAGTGGTTAATGCCCTCCAGCACAGGCCCATCGTAGTCATCGATAAACCGGCACTTGTAGAGCTGTAACCCCTGCTCTGTCAGCAGCCGCTGCTCATGCCACGCGGTGCCTGCAATCAGCACGTCGTGCCACCAGCTGACCCACAGCTGGCACTGCTGCGCCGTCAGCTTGTAGGTCAGCACGGCTTCTGTCGGCGTTGAGCGGCTGATGGGGCGCACCCGCGCCCGGCCCTTCATGTTGGGCGTACGCCGCATGCCGCTGACCGGCGTAAAGCCATAGCCGGCCCGCTGCGGCGTGGGCAAGCCCGCTGGGTACTGGATCATCTAATCGCCCTTTTCAGTCCGTAGGCCCGTTCCTGCGCCTTGCTGTACAGCCCTTTGCCGGTGGCGACCTTGGTGGCAAAGTCCTTTTCCACCGCCTCAATGATCACCCGCAGGTCGCCTGCCGCGTCACGCTCTGTGCGCACACGGTCATTGCCGTAGTTGTGCACGGTCACGTTGCCGCCTTGTTGGCCGGTGCGAATATCATTCAAGACAGCATCCAGCTTCGCGCTGGTCTCGGCGGTGGTGACGCGCTCGCCCTTTTCCAGCAGCCAGGTGCCGGTCTGGGGGATGCTGTCGATGCCTTCGTGGGCCATGCC